CTTTTAGGGGTCACTTCAATTTATTTTTTCATTTTGGTTCAGTAGACCCGAATTGCACCATATATTGTCTTTGACATAGATTCATCCATCCGCAACCAGCGCACTCCCTGGTCAAGAGTGCGCTGGTTTGTCTTTATTTAATTTCTACATAAGTAGGACTGGTTGTAATGCAGAAGATGTTACCTTTTGAGTTTTTCACTTTATATTGCGGAGAACCATTTACATCTATTTTATCAATGATAGTAAATCCTAAGCCTACACCTACAGTACCAGCAACATCAGAATCGCCCCAAGAAGGTCTAGAATAGAATCGTAGGCCATTTACCTTAGAAACAACTCGCTTGTTTACTACTGAAGTTGCGGATGATTGTCCATCTGCTTCGAAACGTAACCATTCTGTATTTTCATAAACCCACTGATCGCCACCTAAATTAAGCCATCCGCCAGAACGTCCCCATACTAGGTAATTTTCAGGTGCATTTAGCTTTCTAATTGAATCGTATTGAGTACCTGGTCCTTTTCGTAAGTTTACGTTTTTACCAGTAATATAAACAATACCTGTCCCACTTGTGATTGACGGTTGTGGAATCTGTGGTGTTTCCGGAACTTGAACTGTTTCACCATCAACTAATTGTTGTTTAAACCACTGCACACGCCCTTCATTAATCATTCTATGAGGACAGTACTTCCCGCTTCTTTCTTGATGTGTTTTAACTTTCGAAATTGGGATATTGAACATGGCCATTAACTGACGGATCACTTGAATTGCATTCAATTCAGCCTGGCGGTATCTTTCTCCACCTGACATAGAATAACAAATCTCTACGCCGATACTATGACGGTTACCTTGTCCATTACCATCACCTGCATGCCAAGCATTTCTATTAAACGGAATTAATTGAATCGCTTCTTTGTCATCTACTACAACATGGAACGAAGTACCTGTACTATTGTTAGCGACATTATTACGTTCGTTTAATGCTGTAGCATCATTGTAAGTATTGTGGAATGTAATTTCCGTTGGAATCATTGGATTTGGGCATAAAACTGAATAACGACTTTCTGGTACTAACATTTTTTTGATTTCCATTATTGAACATCTCCTTTTTTATTATCATATTCAGAGTTTGTTTTTTGGGTTCTTATTACCAAAATATCGATAGTATTTGTCAAAGCTTCTGGCAACGGAATACCCATCCGACCAGCATTTTCTAAAAGTGAAAGTAGCTCATTACCCATGAAGAAGAAGATAGTTGCTTCACGAATTGCACTGTTACTTCCAAGTGCTGAATCTAGTTGAGCTGCCGCTCCTACCAAAAGAAAAAGCACCACCTTTTTGGCGATGCCTTTGAAACCAACTTTACTTTTTAATTCTCCGTTATACCCTGCTGCAATCATGCCAGTTAAATAATCAATAACTGCCATCGTCACTAAGATTTTCAATGTTGCATCCCATCCCCCCAAGAAATACCCACAGAATCCACCAAAAGTGGCAATAAAGGTTTTTAATAATACATCAATACGATCCATCTTTTCCTCTCCTTTTTTAGATAATAAAAAAAGACCAGCTTATGGCTGCTCTGGTTTCCCGTTTATTAATTTTTGTACTAATTCTGTTAATGTAGACACATCGTTTGTTAGTGTCGCAACCTGTTCTTTTAGTTGTTTATTCTCACCTTTAACAGTAGTTAACCCTTCGTTACATTCATGATACTGTTGTTGGAAAGCTGCAATAAGAATAGAAACAGTATTATATAAATTAATGGCCCGTTTCTCTTTATCTGTAAATATAGCATCCGTATCATCTGCAATCATACCGAAATACGTTTCAATTTCTTTTGTTGTATATGGTTCTGTTTGTTCTTCCGGCTTGTTCACACGCATTTGATACAGATCATACATGTCGTCCTTGAAGTTGTACTGTTTGATAGCTAAACTCATGATTTTATCAAGAGCTGAGAAAGGAATATCTTTTATGTTTTCTTTCATATTCCTAGCTGATGTAGGATTAAATGCTTTCGCCCACATTTGACCATTGGCATTTACATTTTCTTGCGCTCGCAGCGTTCTTAATTCTATATCTCGCCATCCATTACCATACACATCTTTAATTTGTAAATTCATATCATAGCCTGATACAAGACTTGCTCTTAGCATTAATCTTCCCATGTTTAAATCATGATCATTAACGCCATTGGCAAAGTATATACTGTTCCCAGTACCTTTTCTATCAAAATGAAACTCACCATAGTTATTTTTAAAATAATGCGGCTCTGTGGTTGTCACTATAAACTTTCCGTATCCTGGAGCCCATCCCACTGAGTTAAAAACAATGTCATTCAAATTGTCAAAGTATAATCTTCCGGCTGCATATGCATAAAGATGTCCACCGTCATTCTGCATTTGAATATATGATGACCATATATTAGTGCCTTCTGCATTTTCTCCTTTAGAAATCCCAAACTTTGCATACGCTTTAGAAGGTTGATCAACTCCATTAATTCGCGGCATGACTTGATAAATATAAAACGATCCTGTGCCGGCGTATTTTCTATTATCAGAACCAAGGACTAATGAAGGTTGAATACTTCCATCATTTGCTTCCATAAATCCTATATAACCACGCGGCCTATCTGCATCGAAAATCTTCATGTCTTGCTTATTTATTTCAACAAATCTACTTCCACTCGTTTTAAGTGTTACTCCTTCTAAAACTTGCCCTTTGATATGATCCGCTGTAATAAAACCTCTTAAGTTAATCCTATTCGCATTCAAAGTAATGTTTTCTTTACTCATATTGAATGCTGCGATTACATCATTTTCTTTTACAGATATACGAACGCCCTTTTCAGTTAACTGAAGACGGGTTTCCATATCTCTTACATAAGATGATGTGGCAAATTGCCCATTTGCTTGATCTTTTGTATATACCTCTGTCTTTTTGGCTGAAGCATTGATCCCCTGTTCATTGATAATAAAGCGGTTATCAATCAAAGTCATTTTTTGATTAAATTGCTCAGTTGCAAGTTTGTTAGCTAATTCGCCCAACAAATCTTGTTTATTTTTATCAACGGTTTGCTTCAACTCAGGTATCTTAAATCCAGCAACATAATTCTCTACTTGTTTAAGCTCAACTTTCGCTCCAATTGCTGTTGCCTGTTGTTCGAGTTTTGTATTTGCATCAGTAAGCTTTTTCCCTTGATCTGATACTACATTATTTAAATTGCTCACTGTGGAAGATAATCCAGTTGCTGTTTGTTCCACTGTAGTCATGCGTTTTTCGAATCCATCTTGACTATTCTGCACCTTAGATACAGTATTTTTTACACCATCCACACTTTTTTCCATTTCGGTTGTTTTTTTCGTGAATTCATCGGTTGATACTTGGTCTTCTACTGCTGGTTTATAGTCTGTTGCTTTATTTCCAATTTCAATTTGCCATTCTTTTAATTCGATCATGCCTTTAACATTACGTAATAGCGTTTGCGGATTGAAAACCTCAATTGCCTTATCTTTAAGATTATAAGTAAAGGAATATGTTTTCCATTCTTGGTTTGCGTTAACATCACTTTCGCAACGAACACCAGGCCATAATTGTTCACCATCTTTATACTTAATCCACACTTCTACCCCAGCCCATGGATTCGGTGTTCCCTTTTCATATCCAATAGTTCTAGCTTTAAAGCTAACAGTAAACTGCTGCCCTTGTAACATCGATAAACCATCCGGCACAATTTTAAATGACTTATTTACTATATTAGACACTGTTGTTCCTGTGTCAGATTTAAGTGTGCCACCTGTACTTAACAGAATGTTACGTCCACCAATCTTCATATCATCAAACTTTTTCTCCACACTACTCAACTTCTCGGTGACCTTTCCTGCTTCTTCTTTAATTTCAGTTGTTGTTTTCTTAAGCTCACTTGTTGTTTGTTGTACATCAGAAATCGTCTTTTTCGTACTTTCCACAGTCGATTCAACCGTATTTAATTTATTACTGATTTCAGTATCTGTTTTTGTTAACGATTCAATAGAAGTTTTAAATCCATCTGCGGTTTGCTCTGATTTCGTTACACGTTCAGTAAGCTTTCCTTGTTCATTTTGAACATTAGAAACAGTAGTGTTAATCCCTTTAATAGTAGTCTCAATTTCTACTGTCTTTTTGGTAAAGTCAGTTGTTGTTACTTGATCTTCTGGTGCTGGTATCCAGTCTGTAGGCTTGTTTCCAAGCTCAATTTTCCACTCCCTAAAATCCACATAAATATCCGCTTGTTGGACCTTTGGAGTTGAAAGGATAAATCTAATTCCAGTATATTTAGACAGGTCATTTGGCATTGTAAGAGTGGTCGATATAGTAGCCCAACTACCATTAACTTCAAATGTTTTATTTCTATCAGGAAATGGAAATTCTGAGCTGCCATATAACAGTGCCATCAATGTCATACTCATTGCTTTTGATGCCCTAACTTTGTGAGAGAAAGTAACCTGCCTACCAGCAATATTATCCGATACGTTTGATAGTAAAAATCCATTATACAAACTAAGCGTAACAGTATCTGTACCTTTTTTAGAGTTCTTAACCCTTAAAAACTTAACTGTACCTTCCGTTTGTTCAGATACATCTATTGGATAGATAGGTGCATTATTAGAATAAATTACTGGCAATTGACTATTTAGTAATATATTACGAACACCAATTTCAGTATTATCAACTTTAGTTTTAAGTTCAGTAAGGGTTTGTTTCGTCCCCTCAGCTGTTGTCTTAATTTCGTTCGTCTTCTGCTCTAGCTGTGATAAACCTTCATTCGTTCTCTTTAATTCAGACTTCTCCGCTTTCTGTGTAAGAGCTTCATTCGTTTGACCAATCGATGTATTAATATCCTTGAATTTCTGTACGTTCCCTTGTTTATCAGTTTCATAGATTTGTTTCCCTATAAAACCATTGTTAATTTCTTCTTTTGTAAACACTCCAGATTTATCGGCTTTATCTTTTAACTGTGTATGAATCCATGTTTGATCCACTTTTCCATTGACTTGCTTTTGAACATCTACTATTTGTCCAGCTATTTCTTGCGCTTTACCTTCCACACTTTGAACCTTTTGATTTAACTCCGTTTTGGCGGACTCAATATCTTTATTTACCTGCTCAAGTGTTTCTTTCTTAACAGATTCAACATCAGGTACAACCGATTCCCAAGCTGCGCCTGTCCATATTTTCAAAATACCAGGCTTTCCATTACTAATATCACGCCAAAGTGTTTTATAAGGTTTAAGTCCCGTTGTCGGTGGATTCTTAGCTTCAATGATGTCTACCGTGTTATTTTTAAGATTCTCTTGAACCTTTTCAGCCAATGTTTTCGCTGCTTCGGATTCTTTCTTAGCATTATTAGCTGTTTCATTTGCATCTTTCACTAATTTATCTAACTGATCTATCAGTTCTTGCTTACTTCCTAGTGAACTAAGAATACGCTTATAAATCTTTCGTAGTTCTTCATTTGGATCAGTAATTTCGCGGTAATCACCAAATGAGTATTTATCTTGCAAAGGATTCGTATGTGATTCATCACCAGCGATTGCCCTTGCTTCTAAATAAAGCTTAGGTGTAAATCCAACATCTTTAATTCGGATTGTATCTCCTTCATTGATTAACTCGTGAGCTAGTCCAAATACACGGCCTATACTTTGTGCTTGAACATCATAAGAAATAGAAGTATTCACACGTTTTGCTAACTCTGTTTTCATAAGAGTCAATAAACGTTCTGGTGTTATATCTTGTTCTGTTTCTGGTGTGTAAAATCCAAATTTATGTTTCCCTTTTTCGTTCCAACGTTGAAAAGCATCATTATCTACAATATAGGGCATACCTTTGTTTATATCTGCAATAGTGAGAACTTCTCCACCTTCTTTTTTGATAAAGCCGATTAAAGCTGTACAAATGTTTTGTGAGTTCTCAATACGTTTGATTCCAACTAAATCTTTACCTAACGTGACTTCTTTTCCTGTTTCTCTTCCTCTTTTTTTCACCATGTCTACATACCAACCTGCAATTTGAGCACCTACCACCTCAACACGGTATATCATTTCTAGTTCAAATAGGGAAGCAATCTTTTTTAAGAAACTCAATGGATCTATAAATTCATCAATAGTCATAGAATGAAATCCAGCATACTCCGTTTTACCGCGCTTCCATTTTGTCCCTATAAGAGCAATATCCATAAATTCATTTACTGTCTTACCTTCAATTTTCTGTGGACGAATATAGTCATCTTTAGCAAGATTAATCCATGCACCTGATGCATAAGTAATTGCGGATCTATCGTTAGGGTCTTTTTCTACTTCAGTGATTATATACGGAACAATACGCCCATCCCTTACTTCTTTTAATACTAAATTTTGTTGCATAAGTGTTGCTGCATATGTCGTGTTATCAAATACTTTAAACTCTAAAGTATCGATATTATTCTTGATTTCCCAATGACGTTTATCATCCCAATAATCTTTTGGTTGTATAGCTGAAACGATTTGACTCGTTTTAAAATCAATAACATGCAAGACTCCACTTGGTGTTCTCATCTAAATCGCTCCCTATATGTAACCTTTGCTGTTCCGATATCAGAAGGCATAATTTCTAGTGTATTCATACCTTTATTAATGACAGGGAAATTACTAAAAATATCCTTCATATTAATTGCATCCTTTCCCTCAATCGTTACATGACTGTTTTCTGTATCAATTACGACTTTATCACCAACATCTACTATATAAGGTGGTGTGTTTTTCGTATTTAAATTTACTTTCCAAAACTTTAAATCACTAACTGACATCGCTTCTACTGGCGGTACATCTTGCCATTGCATAATGCTAATCTGTATTTGAGCTGCTTTTTCCATGTGATAGTTATTTTCATCAGTCCACCTTGCGAAACGTTCTGAATCATCTTTTTCTGTCCCAGGAAGGAATTTTGAAATATACGCTTCCCATACGTTTCCTGTTCTAGCTATCCACAATCGACCAAAATATTGATTCCATGTATTCGGATAATCACCGCTTTCATAAATCAATCCTGTTTTCCCTGGCTTATTATCGTATCCAATAACCATCGTTCCAAAATTTTGTTCGGCTTGCCAATAGAGATCGTTCATAGCAATTTTTGAAAGTACCTTACTATTTTCATCGAGTATTGCTATCTCGACTCTTCCCATTTCATTGATTTTCTTACTCTTACAAGTAACGTAGGCTTGCATAATAAAATCTTGAACTGGGCCACCAGGTATACTCTTTTTAACAGCTGCACCATGCCACCCTTTACCTGTTCCAGTACCAAAATCAGAACAATAAAATTGATATTTATCTGATTTCATTTCGCCAACTGGCTCACCATCTTCCATTGAGCTGACTTTACTCCATCCGACCGTAGTAGCCATTTCATCCCATACAATACGTTGATTCCTTTCTACAGGCTTTTCAACAGTTTTTAGTGGTATACCGATACGAAAATAATCTCGATCACTTAAGGATACTCCGCCGAACCATACATCTAAAAAAGTGTTTGGTTTCGTAATGTTAACCTCGATAATAGGATTAGAATGAACAGTTCCTTTGTTTTGAACATTTGCTGTTAACCCAAGCGCACCTGTTTGAAAATCTACTGTTCGAGTAGGTCCTAATTTATAAGGCATTGGACAAATAAATTTCAAAGTACCTTTACCTAACGTAACGAAATCATCAGGATTAAAATCTTCATCAATTATAGCTAAATATGTTCGATCAGGAGTTGCATCAAATACTAGCTCAACTGCTTCTTCTGTAATTAACCATGCTGCTATTTCTTCTTTTAACGTTTCTAAATCCGTTCCATCTGGAACGATAATTCCTACAGGGACAGGAAGCGGACGAGGATCTGTATCCGTTCCTAATAATCTTGCGCCTGGATATCCAGGTGTTTTTAAGAAATTACGTTTTAGAGGTGCCCATGTTGGTGGACTCCATCCTTTTTCTATTTGGATATATTCTTTTCGTTGATTGTTGAATGTAAAAGAGCTCATTTTGACACCCCGTTTCTTTATAAAATAAACCCAAACCTAAAAGTCTGAGTTTCTTTTTACTTCTCTATCTTGATACTCGGTTGTATATCGATAAGTACCCCGCGCAACTTCTCTTCCTTCTAAAATTACAGGCACTTCAATTGCTAGTCCACCACCTGGGACTGCAAATTCACCATTTACCCCTTGACCTTGATATAATCCGTTAGCTTGTAATCCTATATTGCCAACATTAACTGTCGGTACTGCTGCTTCGCTCATTGCTTGAGATGCGCGGTTTATTATGCCGATTGAGTTTTCCATACCAATCGCAAGACCAGCTCCAATATGCTTACCAACTTGATCTCTCATTAATCTTGATGGACTGTGAATGTCAAAGAATCCAGTAAAACCATCTAAAATACTGCTACCGATGGATTTTACCTTATCTAACACTTTTCCAGCCATACTTCCTAAACCGTCTATCAATCCACTTATTATATCTTTACCTATCTTAAATAAGTCGATCTTTCTTAAAGTATCAACAATCTTCGGTATAATATCAGTCACAATTGTAGAACCTAACTGTCCCACCATGCTTACAATACCTTTTATTAATGCCCAAATTAATTGAACACCAGCTTCAAGTATCTTTGGTAAGTTTCTAATTAATTCCCCTGCTAAAGTGATAATAAGATTAAGCGCTGCCCCGATTAACTGTGGTAAGACTTGAACAATCCCTGCAATTAACATAAGCAAAATTTTGATACCTGCTTCAAGTATCTTTGGTAAATTCGCAATTAATGTGGATGCTATTTTAACAATTAAATCTAAGGCTGCGTTAATAAGCTGTGGTAAGACTTTTACAATCCCATCGATAATAGCCATTAGAATTTTTATACCGGATTCAATTATTTTAGGTAAGTTTGCTAGTAATGTATCTGCTATTTTCGTTATAAGATTTATCGCTAAATCTATTAATTGCGGTAGCATTTTAATGATTCCATCTATTAAGCTAATTAAAACTTTAACACCAGCTTCAATAATCATTGGTAAATTTGACGTAATTGCTTCAATCAAAGTTGTAATGACTGTAATAATTGCTAAACCGATCATAGGTAAAGCTTGTGTAATACCTGTGATTAGCGAAACTAATAAATTTATTCCTATTTCAATTAACTGTGGTAAAAATGACATAATTCCATTAATAATGGTTTCTATAATCGTTACAGCTATTGGTATTAATTGCGGAATCATCTGCATAATTCCATTAATTAAAGTCATAATTAATTGAAGTCCCGTCTCGATAAGAGTAGGTAAAACCTGTACAATTCCGGAAATTAAGGTTTGAATAATTTGGATTCCCGTTTGAACAATCATAGGAAGATAAGTTGCAATCATTTGTGAAATTGTATTAATGATTCCAACAATGGCTTCAAGGATAATTGGAGCCGCTACAACCAAACCATTCACAAAACTTGAAATCATTTGAGATCCGACTTCAAGAAATTGCGGTAATGCTGTTGTTACAAAGTTAGCTATATTGGTAAAAATATTTGTTATGGTTTCAAGAATAATTCCGGAGTTTGCATTCAAATACTCTGCTATCGCTGGCAAATAACGAGATACCGAGATGAGAACACCAGGAAGCCCACCAATAATCGCTCCCGCTATAGAAGGGCCAATTGTCTTAAAAATCTCTCCTAATTGGCTAAAATCTCCTGAAAAAACAGCTTTCACAGCATCAAAAAGATGAAGACATGCTTCACGTATTTTACTTACTGCCAGTCCTATTATTTCAGCCGCATCCTGGAATCCTTTCGGTAAGTGTGTGATCCAATCATTTAAGTGATCACCATCTGCCGCTGTCCAAAATAGATATTTACCTAACGCTACTAAGATATCGATAAAACTTTGTATTCCACTTATTACGCCAGTGATACTATTTTTAAAACCTTCATTTGTTTGCCACAACTTTTTAATTCCGATTACCAATCCAACTATCGCTGCGGTGGCGGCTATAAATCCACCTACCACTAATGCAACTGGACCAGCAACAGCCCCAATACTTACACCTGCAATTCCAGCTATACTGGATAAGGTGACAAATACCGGGGCTAAGGCCATGCAAGCTCCAATTAATATTCCTAATGCTACAGCAACAGTTGTTAATGCTGCGGCTAATGCTGGATGTGCTGAAACCCAACTCGCAAAAGCTCCAATAATATTAGCTACAATACCCAAAAGTGGCTCAAGTGCCATTTTTAAGTCACCCATTGCTTTTTGGAACTTCACAGCTGGACTTGCATCCATTTTCTTAATCATTGCATTTAACTCTTCTTGACTCACATTTAAATCTATAACTTTACCTTGAGCATTTAACAATGTATCTATAATATTTTGTCCTTGATCTTCAAACATTGTCATTTTGTTATCGTAAAGGCTTTTTATCCTTCTACTTCTTACAGTTCATTTCCTGTAAGTTCGGCATACGTTTTCACTAATAAGTGTCGCGGTCTCGTGGAGGGATTATATCTTTTCACCCTCTATGCTCTGCCCCTGACTATACTTCGTATAACCTTCGGTTCAAGTCAGGAATCTCACCCTTCTTGCTTCATACCGCGATTTTACTTCGGCACAATTTATCATCTACCGAAAAGTTTTACACCAATCTCATTTCGCTTTGTTTCATTTTCAACCTCATTTAAAGCTTTAGCGATACTTGTCATAGCGGTTGAGCCTTCTTTACCGCCTTTTGCTACAGATTGCCCCCATTTTTCTAACTGATCAGCTGAAATCTTTGTACCTTCCAAGGCTTCTTTCATTGATTTATCAACACCCTGCCCAAATTCGGCTGCTTTGATACGTCCCTCTTTCAAACCATCTAAGAGATTATCAATATTCCATGTTCCTGTATCAACACCCGCTGCCATAATTGCTTGTACTTCTTCAGCTGTATAACCAGCTCGTGTTAATTGCCCACCATATTCAGCGATAATATCTAATTGCTCAGGTGGGAATCCCATTTTTAAAAGAGAATTTGTTAATGCTAGAGCACTTTCATTAGTTATCCCTAATTCATTCCCGATTTCATTCGATTCTTGAATTAACTCAGTAAAATCAATACCAGCATAAGCTGTAGTAATGGCTGCTGCACCTTTTACAATTGATGTATTAGCTGTATCGCTTACGGTTTTATTTAAAGCCCATTGTCTACGCGTTCCTTCAAGAGCTTCCTCCACATCTACACCATACGCTTCGATTCCTCGAACAGCTTGTTCAACTGATTTCTTAGATGATGCCGGGACTTCAAAAGTTACATCAATTTTCGTTTTTAATTTTGAGGCATCAAGTGCTTTTTCAATTACACCTGAGATGCCACCTGCCGCCATTGCTCCACCTAACATATTTTCTAAACCGATATCTAACTCTTTGAAGCTTTTACCTGCTCTTTCAGCTTCTCGTGAAAGGTCCCTTAAATCATTTCGAACTTGTTGTATTGAATTACCATCATCAACAGAACGAAGCGCACGTTGTAACTTTTCAATATGAGGTGGTACAGTAAAACTGGAACACAGTATAGAGATAAATTATTCTATATAAGAGGTGTTTCAGATGAAAAAACAGTATGATGAAATGTTTAAAAAACAATGTGTTGAATTGGTAATCAAAGAAGGGCGTAC